GATTCGCAGTTCCTCGCGACTCGCAACTTCCAACGCGCGGACATCGCGGCGATGTTCCATCTCCAGCCGCATCAGGTAGGCGACACTTCCCGGCTGTCCAACGCCAATCACGTCCAGGCCCAGCTGACATTCGTAACCGACACTCTGCGGCCGATCGCAGCCCGCATCGAAGCTGAGCTGAAACGGAAACTGGTCAATGGCAAGTCCGATCTGTTCGTTCTCTTCGATCTGAAGGAGCGGCTGCGCGGCGACACGCAGACGCAGATGACCAGCTATGCGATCGGGCGCCAATGGGGTTTCCTCAGCGTCAACGACATCCGCGAAGACATCGGCCTGAACAACATCGGTCCTGAAGGCGACACATTCCTGTACCCGACGAACATGGGCGACGCGAGCCAGCTTCTGAAGGACAACAAGCTGATCCCAGTCACACAGCAGCCTGAAAACGAACCAGTCAACGATTCGCAGAATCCCCAGCCAAAGGCCAAGTAGTCATGACAGTAGAACGCAGGTTTCTCACTCAGGAGTTCCGCGTCTCCGAACTGGGCGAAGCACCGAAGATTGCCGGTTACGCGGCGGTGTTCGACACACCCTCTGAGGACATGGGCTGGATTGAAGAGATCGATCCCCATGCCTTCGACACCGTGATGGCCGGACAGCATGACGTTCGCGCTCTCTGGAATCACAACGATGATGTTGTGCTCGGTCGCGAATCGGCCGGCACTCTCCGGCTCAACGTCGATGCCCGCGGACTCGCCTATGAGGTCGATCCTCCGGACACGACAGCAGCGAAAGACCTCATCATCTCGATGCGCCGGAAGGACATCCGTGAGTCGAGCTTTGGTTTCATCACCGCGCGTGATCAGTGGACGGACAATCCTGACGGGTCGGTGACTCGCCGGATTCTCGAGTTCCAGATGATCCTCGATGTCTCGCCTGTTGCCTTCCCGGCATTCACTGCTACGTCCGCGGGTGTTCGCAGTCTTCCCGATTCCATGCCGGTTGAGATGCGCTCCCGCTTCGAGAACCGCGCGCTGACCGACAAGTGCACTTGCACTTGCGCACAGTGCATGTTCGGCAAATGCGGTATCTGCTCTGCCGATCCACAGTGCGAAGGCGCGGAGCGTGCTGCAGACGACCTCAGCAGCGAGACAGACTCGACCAAGCGTTCCGCCGACACATGGCATGAGGACGCGATGCTTCGCCTTTGCCTGGCAGAAGCCGAGTAGTTCTGATCTTCCAACAAATCCGCCACGCAGCGCTGCTCACAGCCCTGGACGGATAACTCCAACCACAACACAACACGAGGACCAATATGACTCTCAGGGAACTGAATGAGAAGCGCAATCGTCTGCTTGCGGAGACCCGCCAGCTGATGTCCGCGCCGGAACTGTCCACGGAGCAGCGCGCCAAGGTCGATGCAATGCTCGCGGATGCCAATGCACTCAAGGCCGACATCGAGCGGCTGGAAGCATGTGCCGAGAGCGAAGAGCGTTCGCTCCCCACCAACCGTCCTCCGCGTGAGGGATTCGAGTCGGCCGAGGCCGATGCCCGCACCCAGGAAGAGCGCAACCTCGCCAGCAACAAGGCGTTCCGTTCGTATCTGCGCAATGAGCGCTTTGAGCAGCGCGACCTGACCTTGGCTGCCGATGGCGGAGTGATGATTCCCGTCGGGGCTGTGTCGCCCATCGTCGCGCAGCGTTCCGCTGGCTCGCTCTATGACATTGTCGGTCACATGCGGACCACGACCGGCGAGGATGTGCGCTTTCCGCTGTGGGACGATACCGGCAACGGTCTCGTGCTCGATAGCGCTGCGATTGGCAACGGCACCGATCCGGCAGTCAACGGCGTGACGATCAAGACCGACGGCCTGCGTACCGGCGATCCGCTGCTTCTGGACAACAAGTTGGTGCAGGACGTGAGCTTTGACCTCATCAGCTATGTCAACCAGGCGCTCACGGCGCGCTATCAGCGCGGCGTGTCGCAGGCGATGAATGCCGGCAACACCTCGAACATCGTCGGTCTGACGGGCAATATACCGACTCCGGTTACGACTGAGGCTGTGGGTGCGCTCGGCTACGACGACTTCGTGGCGATGATTGCCGCGCTCGATCCGGCGTACCACAACGGCGCCTGCTTTGCTTTCAGCAATGCCACTCTCGGTAACGTGCTGAAGATCAAGGACACGCAGGGCCGCCCGATCTTCATCCCGTATCTGGACGGCGCGAAGTCCGGTTTCGCCGGTCAGATTCTCGGCTTCCCGGTCAAGGTCGACCAGTATGCGCCCGCAGTCGCGAGCAACAACGTGCCGGTACGCTTCGGCGACTTCGGCATGGGCTACCAGCTGCGCGAGGTGGTCCCCGGCCTGGTCATCAAGCAGTCGGCACAGCGCTGGATCGAACTGAACCGCCTCGGTGTGGTTGCGTTTGCCCGTGCTGGCGGCGCTCCCACGCTGGCTAACACCACGACCTACTCGCCGATCATCGGCATGAAGGTCCAGTAACCAACTTCCCCCCGTGAGTGAACAACCTCCCGGGGGACTCCCCCCATGGCCAAACGCAAACCTGCAAAGCCCAAGCCTCAGCCTCTCATCTGGTTCGTGTATCCCGGCCTCATCTAGCGAGTCATCATGCCTCTCTCTTACCGTGAGCTTTCGGCGCCGGCCATCGAGCCTGTGTCCCTCGACCAGGCCAAGATGCATCTGCGAGTGGACTACGACGATGACGACGTCTACATCACCGCACTGATCGTCGCGGCACGGCAGCTCGTCGAGAAGATCACGCACCGCGCAATCTTCAATCGGAAGATGCTGCTCACCCTCGATTACTTCCCGTGCCCTGGATGGGGATCGACGACGGGATCCACGGCGCATGACTATTTCATGCACTGGTATTACCGCGGCCTCACGATCCGGCTTCCATTCCCGGCGACGGTCAGTGTGGAGTCGCTCACCTATCTCGCAAATGACGGCGTCACAGTCGTCACCATCGATCCATCGAACTACAACGTCGATCTGATCTCCGAACCGGCCCGCATTTCTCCACGGCCTGGTTACACGTGGCCCTACCAACAGAACTACATCCCTGGACAGGTGCGGGTGAACTTCACTGCCGGCACTTATGGCGATGGAGCCGAGGTCAACAACTGCCCTCAGACCATCTGCTACGCGATGCTCCTGCTGATCGGCCACTGGTACGCGCACCGCATGGCTGTGACGGCCGATGCTCTCAAAGAAGTGCCGATGGCGGTTGAGAGCCTGCTCGCAAACGAAGTCTTCGACACCTTCGACTGGTAACGCACATGGCACTCGATTCTCTCGATCTCGGCAGGTTGAATCGCAAGGTTCAAATTCAGCAGGAGACTCCTGGCGTGCAGGATGCCTTTGGGCAACCGCTCCCAAGCAGCTGGCAGACAGTGCGCACGTGCTGGGCCGACATCGACATTCAGGCCAGTCAGCTAGTGAATGAGACCGAGGCCTTCGTCAGCAAGGTCACGCACTGCATCACTGTGCGGATGCGCAAGTCGCCCGTCATCACGCCGAACATGCGCGTGATGTATGCCGACCCCTACACCGGAGTCACTCACTCCTACGAGATTCAAGCCGTGCTCAATCCCAGGCAACAGAACTTCGTGCTGGTCCTGCTCTGTTACGAGCTGAACGAAGGTGAGTAATGACGATCGAGCAAGACCTTGACGCACAGCTCAGGACAATTTCAGACCTCACCGCAATCGTCGGCACCAACATCTTTCCCGTTGCGCTGCCCAAGGGCGTGAGCGCAACGGCGCAACCGTGGATGACCTATCAGTCGGTCAGCCGCGCGCAGCTCTACGCGCTGTCTGGCGATAGCTACTGCGTCCGCAAGCGAGTGGCGATAAACATCTGGTCTGCGGCCTACTCCGATGTTGTCGCAGCGCAGAAGGCAATCTGGTCGGCGCTATCCGGCTTCCAAGGGACGTTCCCCAACGGTACACAGATTCACCTTGTCGAGCTGGCCAACGCCAACGACTCATTCGAGAACACCGCACTCATGTATCGCTCGTCGGTACAGCTCTTGATCACTTACGTCGAGCAGTAGCTCGACCCAACCCAATCTAGAGGTGACACTATGCCCACAGGCGCAACCCAGGCTTCAACCGGCGTACTCGGAGTCGGGACACAGCTCGAATACGCAGTTCACGGTGGCTCCAACCAGACCTTTACCGCACTGGTCGAGCCCGAGTCCATTACCCCGCCCAACCCCAAGTGGTCCTATCAAAAGGTGACGAATCTTGCGTCCCCTGCAGTCGGCCCCGGTGTCCTGCAAGAGCAGATTCCATCTGTACTCGATCCCGGCACGTTCTCTGCAACGGTGATCTTCACCACCGCCAATGAGCCCGGTCGTCTGGCTCTCAAGGCCGCATTCGATTCTGGCGCGATCCTGGACTTCAAGCTGATCCTTCCCGGCGGCGGCACGGATGCAACGTCCGCGTTCTCCGGCTACGTTAGCGAGTTCGGATACGAAGGCATCAGCCCCGACAAGAACCTCACCTACAAGTTGACGGCGCAGCTCACCACGATCGTCACCGAGCAGTAACGCGCACACCTCTAGGTTCAGCGGGCGGGCCTGATAACCCGCCCGTGTTGGGTTCAACCTACCGGAGAATGAAATGAGCAATCCATTGCTGCCTGCCGTTCCCGTTGTCGTGGATGGCATCAAGTACGTTCTGCGTTTCGACTTCGAAGCCATCGCCGAGGCTGAAGAGATCGTTGACCGGCCGCTCATTACTGGCCTGCGTCCCCAGGACATCAGGGCGCCGAAGATTCGCCTGGTTCAATCCATGTTCTTCGCCGCGGCCCACTATGATCAGCCGTCGTTGACGTTCGACGTGGCAAAGAGACTGATCACACGCGAGACCTTGCTGGACGTTTGGCCCAAGGTGCTTGAGGCATGGACCGCAAGTAACCCTGAGCCTGAAGCAGTCGAAGCCGAGGACGCGCCAGCGGGCCCCATTCCGGCCCAGAGCTAACTCGCCAGCAGCGGTGGCTGAACATCTGGTCTACCGCGCGGTATGACCTGGGCCTTACCGATGAACAGTTCTGGCGCCTGACTCCCCGTCAATATTCCTACCTCCTGAAGCGCCACCGCCAAAAGTTAGAGCATGAGGAGCTGCTCGCAGCCATCATCGCTCGCAGCGTGGTCGACTTCTCCTTCTGTCATCCCGCCAGACCCTCCAAATACGCCGACTTCATGCCCTCGAAGTGGGGCCGCAAAGAACCGCGCGGCCAGATCATCGAGCGGCTCAAAGCTCAGTTCCGTGAGGCGAAACTGATCGGCGCTCAGCACCCAGGTAAACATGGCCGATAGCATCCAGATCGCGATCGACACTTCAGATCTCGTCAAGCGTCTCGAGCAACTGCCGAAGAAAGTCGCCGCGGAAGTCATTATGGGCGCACTGGAAGACAGTGGCCGCGTCATGCAGGCCGCCGTGAAGCAGGCTGTCATCGAGCGCGCTCCGCGGGGCGCATCCGGCGAGCCCCGTCCGTACAAAGACCCCAATGGCAACTCCATCATGCCTGAGCTGCTGGCTGAGGACATCGACATTGATCCGTTTGTGAACAAGACCGGCCTTACCGCCAATGTCGCCGTCGGCCCGACAGAGCTGACTACTCACGTGGCCCGATGGCTCAACGACGGGTGGATGCACGTACACGGCGGAAGACGTTTCAAGAACGCAGAGCGGACTCGCCGCGGTCCTGGCGTAGAGGACGAGTTCATTCCGCCGACGCACTTCATGGAGGCAGGCTTCGATGAGTCTGCGGAGGTCGCGCTAAATACGTTCACCAACGAACTTGCGGCCGGCATCGAAGCAGCATTCTCCGAAGGTAGCTAATGAGCACAGTCGCACAAATCAGGGTCAAGCTCCTCGCCGATCTGGCAGAGCTGGACAGGATGAAGTCGCAGGCGAACGCGGCCTTCCGCGAAGTGAACCGCGCTGCCAGCCGCGAGATGCGTGAAGCCAAGGGCTCGATGATGCTGCTCGGCGACGAGATCGGCATCCGGCTGCCACGGCATCTCCAGACGTTCGTCGCCAAGCTCCCCGGCGTTGCATCCGCGATGTCTGCCGCATTCGACACGATCGCAGTCATCGCCCTGATCGACATCGTCGTCAAAGCGGGGGAGAAGATCGCCGAGTTCGTTGAGAAGAACAAGAAGGCGGCTGAGGAACTGGCGAAAGCGCAAGAGGCAGTGGGGCAGGCCGGTGAGAGGGCCTATCGCTCCCTCGAAGATAAGGCGCTCTCGGCGCAAATCAAGATCGATGAGCTGACCAACAATCATCTGGCGAAGCTGCATGACGAACTGGATCTGATCGACCATCAGAGTTTCGACGCGCTCGAATCGGCGTTCGACGCCATCGCGCAGAAGTCCGACGAAGCGTTCTCGAAGATCAAGGCCGACTGGCTTTCCACGGTCCTCAGTCTGGGCATGGTCAACAATGCTG